TAGGGTTAAAGGCTACGGTATTAGCAGGGTCAACTGACCCATCATAATACCTAATACCGTCAACTGTAGGAGCAGCCGAAGGTGTTCCGACCTTGCCATTCGTAAAATACAGTCTGTTAGAGCCTCCTCCAGATTGCCAATTAGCCGAACAAATATAATCACCTTCTCCTCCACTTGCTATGTTTGCCGCATCGAGTTGAACAAACACATTTGTTGCTGTATCAAACCGATAAGCTCTATTTGTGTTAAATGCTAAAGTTGACTTTGTTCCTTCCGGTTCAATATATCTTCTTATTCCCATTACTCTGTCTGTGGCGGGTACAGAAAGAGCTGAGGTACCCGCTCCTGCATATGCTACTAATCCCGAAGTGTTGATTCCGATTGTAAATGTAGTAGCACCGGTTACAACAATGGTAAAAATCTTATTGTTTAGAGAGATCATTCCCGTTATAGCATCTAAATAAATATTGTCTCCGGTTGCATAGCCATGGGGTGCCGCTGTCGTTACTTCACCTAAAACCGCTTGAGTAATTGCGTTTATAACTACCGTTGCACCCATTGGCACTAACGCACCAAAAGACCTATATCCTTCTCTTTTCTGTAGATATCCATGTTTTATATGGATGTTATCTATTTCCCTAAACGAGTCAGGTGGAGCTAGCCAAGGCTCTAGATCGGTATCTAATCCAGTTTGAAAGGGAGCAATAAGTTGTCCTTGCAAGCTCATATTTGCCTCTATTTTCCAATCGCTGTATAATAAACGTTCATACCGGCATTTGATGATTTTATAGAAAAACCGGCAACTACTACTGTTCCATTAACTACAACAGCAGTTCTTGTTCCTGTATCTGTAATTGGAGTTACTGTGATTGAATAGCAGGCTGTTGTAAAAGCTGACTCAAACAGCTCTGCTTTAGCAACGCTCCCAGTTGAGGCTATTGTTCCCCAATTCATTTTAAAGCCATTGGGAAGCAATATATGCCCCTTAACAGCGAATGTTGTTGTTCCGCCGGTTAATTGTGTTATCGTTGAATCAGGATCAATTGTATAAGCTTGTGGTTTACCGGCTCCGTCTTGCTTAGAATATAGAATAACTGTATCTGCTAGTGCCGTTGGATCATTAGCCACTCCCAATGCTGTTCTATCGGCTAAATTCAGTGCTTCCGGTATAAAAGTAGCATCTGCTGACTCTATAGCGTCCCAATTAGGTCTTATTACAGTTCCTAAATTTCTTAGTTTTGTTGTATCCGTTGGTTTACTTTTATCCCAAGCCATTTACTTCTCCTTAAAAATTAGGCATAGCCCTTACGTTTAGCAAGTCTTGTTCGGTTCTTGTTAAAATTAATGAAATCTGCTCTTTATGCAGTGCTGTCGTCTCAGAATAAGCATCGTTCTCTCCATAATCAGAAAAGATGCCTAATGAAGTGCCATATGCTAAACAAGGCCCCCATTCATCCAATTCAGGCCTGTCTGTAGCTTCTGTTAGAGCCGTTACAATTTGATAGGCTTTCATTTTGATTTTATATATCTGATCGGGAATGGGAGATAGTTGGAATTGATTAGCAAAATATAGAAGAGCTTCTGATCTATTTGGTTGGAATTGAACATAATTTAAATAAATTAACTGTCCACTAGCAGGGGCTACGTTAAATGTTGCAGAAACCGCTCCCGTATCATAGTTGATAGTTGCAGTTCCACCTAAAGATCCCGTTATATCTACATCTGCCGTTGTCCACGTTGTTGTAATATCTTCAAATACTTCGCTGTTATCGGAAAGCGTTAGTGTACCCGGATATAGCGGATAGCTTAATAGAGTAGTTGCAAATGTAACCGTAACACCATCACCAGTCCAAGGGTTGGTAAAGTTATATTGAAGCGGGTTTTCCGCTTCAAATCTGGCTGGATCTTGGTACCAAATCATAGATAAACCGTTAAGCATAGCCGGTGGTTCATAGTTGGTATAAGTAGTATCCGGTACGGCATATGTTGCTTGGTTAGGAGTTGTTAAAAACTCATAATGCACCAACTTTTGCTCAAGTTTAACTTCCGCCGGAAACCTTAACTGGTAATAGTCATTTAACCTTTCACCAATCTCAACATTACTCATATCTTCTTCAGAAAACCGACCTGTTACTTGTCTTATCTTTTGTACTATCTTTGATTTATCCCACATTGCCACTTTATTCTCCGTATACCTGTCTCATCTGAAACCTTTGGTCTTTACCGATTAATTTTTTAGTTAATCCACCCATGCCATCCGGTCGCCAGTCCCATATAGGCTTAGTTCGTGACTCAACCCATTGAGCTATAAACCTTGGAAGCTTGTATTTGCCTCCATGGAATAATATAAAATTATGACTGTTTTTTACATTGCCATAGGGAAACCTATGACAAAGACCCGGTTCTTCTAAATTAGAAAACTCAAATTCACATACTTCACGAAGGAATTTTTCTTCCTTTTCATTCTTTGGTTGCTTTAAAATAAACGGCAACTTTTGAAGTTTTTCTACTTTTATTTCTTGATGTTTTATTTCACTCATTTTTGTCTCGCGTAAATAAAAGGGAGGAGGAACTAAGCCTCCAACCCCTTGTGGTTCTTATTTGCAGTCTTTAAACTACTACGTTCTCACCATGTGCAACCGCTACCATGACATCGTCATCAGTACCAACCGGATCAATTCCAATTGTGATTCCTCCGATTGCTAAGTTTTGGATTGGCACCGGTACTCCATCGGTGTCAGTTACTCTTGTAACTTTACCGCCTGAAACATAGACGCTATATCCAGTTACAGAGGTGTCTTCTACCAAAGTAATTGTAGTTGCTGTAACAGAAGCTACGGTGAACGTATTGTTCAAACTAGCATCTCCTGTTAAATCATCAGCTAACTCACATACTTTTACGGTGTCGCCAGCTGCAAAACCAAAGGTAGCTGTGTCATTGACAGTCAAAACCCCCGGTGCTGCGTTGGTAAAACCAGATATGGTTGCACCAACTGCTGTTGATTGTGCTAACGGTGTAAATCCATTAGTGGTTGTGTACGACCCATCTTCTACTAAGATATAGGACGCATCCGGCATAGATGAGTTCCAGTACTTCTGCCACCCATCTGTTAAATTTGTTACGGTAATTTCACTTACTGTAAAACCTATAGACTCATTTCGAACAACTGCTGTTGCGGGGTTAGTCCATCCCGAAACTTTCATTTGTGACATAACTACTCCTTAACTATGTGTTGCCATTATGTTGAGCATAAAAGCGTCATTTAATATTCTTGCTACGAATGGGTGTTGCCAGCCAACCGTTCCCCTTTGATGCAGTGGATTTGTTGATCCTCCTGATCCTAGTGGTTCTATATAGAAATCTCCTGTTTCTGATTTCAGATTCACTACGGCATATGCCTCCCGCCCGACCACAATATTATTGTAGACCGGTGTTGCAGCAGCACTCACGCTACCTGCTGAGGTGTATAGCCATCTTATATTGGACGTGCTGCCCCATTCCGCATCCAACACTGTTTGTTGTGCCGGATAGTTGCTTGTGCTCTGGAATCCGGCTACGGCTTCCAAATCGTCAAGCAAATTAGTGTCCATAAATCCCCAAAAACTTGGTCGAACCGGTACTGTCCCTAGACCTGTAGAGGCTGTTACGACCCTAGAAATCATTTTAGCTTCGTTTCCTAGCAAAGTTTTTATGCTTGCATCTAGGTCCGTTTTTGTTAATTCACTCGGAGTTTCTCCGTTAATTCCGTTACTGCATTGATGTACGGATGTTGTACTTGCCAAAACATCACGAGTGACCTCGTCAATTGTTTGAGCCAAATTTTGTGAAAGTAAAATTGAAGCTTCATTGAGAACCCGGTCCTCTACAGTAAGCTGGACTTGATTTGTAATCGTGCAAAAATTTCCGTAAAAAGACACTCTAGCCTTAATGTCTGTAGCTGATAGAGGCGCTCCGGGAGGAGTACGACCATCCACTAAAGGAATAGGCACAGTGTCAAGTTTTGAATATCTTCGAAATACAATAGTATCCCCATTTTTTTCGGGAAGAACACGTTTCTGAGCGAACTTTGTATGAATCAGCGTTGGATATGCTGTCATCAAAAGTAAGCGATCATAGTATTCCCGAACGGCTGGAGAAAGCACCGCAGTTGTTGTCATTGTCATAAAAAACTCCTAGTTTTTTACCCCAGATTTTGGTTAACCATCTGTTCAAACTCGCTGTCTGACATATCCTTGTATCTTTTGGCTTGCGAAATTGGAGAAGTTGATCCCATGCTCGATAAACTAGTCGCTTTCTGCGAGTTTGCAACTATGCGTTGTGCGTCAGCAGATCGTTTTGTCTTCTTGTTCTCGCTCCGATAGGCATCGGAATTTTTAGCCAAGTAATATGCAAGTTCATAGTCATTAGAGTTTGTTAATGTGGTTCTAAGATCTGGATTTTGTTTCAATAAATCGGGTAAATATTTTGTGATGACTTCTTGATAGTCTGGATTTTTTTGGGCCATCTTAAGTTCTTCAATCGTCATCTTGAATTTGTTTGTTATGTTTCTAGTGAGCTTTTTAAACTCTCCGATCGTCATAACATCCCCATCCTCCAACCCTTCGAAATCATCTTTCTTGGCTGGTTGAGATTGTCTAACTTGGTTTAACACCAAATGATCCTTTATCATTCGAAGTTCATCTTCCATCAATTGTCTTTTCGACCTTTCAGATTGCAGTGCAGAAAGAGGTACACTTTGCTCTTGTTGAGCATCGTCACTCGCTGCTTGCTCTGGTTGATCTTGATTAGTTTCAACTGAGGATGGAACGGCGGCTTCCATAGATTCATCGCCCGAAACGTTATTTTCTTCTGTCATCGCGTAAAGCTCCTTAACTTCGCCCGTTTTGGCTCCTAGTGGTTCTTAGGGTGGCTAGCCAGTGTCGGCGGCACTTATTTTGTTATGTATGCTCCCGGTATTGAAATGGTTTCTACGATCACTTCATTACAGGGTTTTGCCCCTAAAATTTGTAAAGCATCAAAGTCAAATGGTCGTTGAGGCATATTAATTTCCCATTAGATAGTTCCTTTATGGTTATCAACTTCACCTATAATCATTCCCACTTGTGGTTGTGGCTTTGTTTTGTATGCTTTTATATGTTTCACTAACGTTGGAAGTCCATCGACAGCAATTTTGGACGGTCTAGCGAATACAACGATCCAATACAGGTCTGTTTCTGTTTTATTAGCAGAAATAATTGCTTGTATTTGCTTGTTGTCGTCTTCAATAATTGCGTTACGTGTTTCTCCGGTTTCTTGAACCATAAATTGTTTCCTTTAAATACTATTCGGTAGTGCCTGTGAGGGATAACCCTTACTGCCTGCTGAATATGGTTGTATTTTTCCTACATCATATTTTTCAGAATTGGTTTTAATAGACTTAACAGGTGAAGCCTGCTTGTTGTCCGTAAGACCAAATCCTTTAGATTTGTTCACGCTTTTCATTTAACCCTCCAAAGGTTGTTGTTGCCCACCGGGGACACCCTGTCCCTCTGTAGATTGCTGTTGTGGAAATGCTGCGTTCATTTTTTCAGATTCAGCCGCAACAGTGACATCTTCTGCTTTATTTTCTTGTTCGCTGATTTTGTTCATAGCGTCCATCATTTGAACTACCTGCATCAGTTTTACGACTCTATCGTCATCCATAGACTCAAGTTCTTTCATTGTCCTAGCTTTATCTAATGACGCTTGTGCTCGATTTTGAATTGCCTCAGAAACACGCTCGTCTTCCAATCCCATATTTGCAACGCCCCTAGTAAAGTCCTCTTTGGCACTTGCAACGTTTTTAATAGATGTTGATTTGTTAAGTTCAAGTTGAGATTGCAGAATTTGTTGTTGTATCTGCTGTTCTTGTTGGGCTTTTTCTTGTTGTGCTTTTTGATTCTGTTCGATTTCTTGGTTGAACTCTGATTTGCCTTGTAATGGTGCTGCTTTTGCTAGCATTGCAGGAGTTACTACACTGCTTTGCGCTCCACCGGTCAGTTGATAGAGATCTATAAGCTGTCTAAAGTATATCTGTCTTTGATCGTCAGTTAAGACACCCTCTTGAACGGTTACGTCATATTTAAGCGAATCAGGTTCAAAGAATTGAGGGCTTATCTTTTGGTTCAGAATTCTTTCTATTTTCTCCGGTTTCCATGTCTGAATTATTTTTAGAGCTTTTTTAGATATTAACTTTTGGGCATAGCGAAGGTTGTCAAATATATCTTGAAGGTTGACAACAGAGGCGCTCTGTCTTATCATCATCATAAGACCGGATTCTTGAGCGTTTTCAGTTTGCCCAAAAGAGGCATCGTTTACGCCGGCTATATTCATTATGTCTTGGTCGAATTGCTTTTGAAGCTCAAACATACCCTGAGGTAATTGAGCAGGTTGGAGTCTTTCAATATCCCCCGGTTCCGCACCCTCTTCTTTCCAAATAACTTTGCCTTGAGAGGTCTGAAATAAAGATCTTGGGTTGAGAACGGCTGATTTCTTAGCCAACCATCCGGAATTTACACTTGAATCCGCAATATCTACTAGTTGTGATCGGCGTTTATTTGCTTCACTTTGTGGGTCAATTTGAGGTCTAACAAGCGATTGAACTTTTAGTGCCCATGAGTCCGACTCCGGCTCGAACGTCGACATAACGGGCACGAATGGATATTCATTTAGCCCAAATCTGTTTTTTTCAGTCCGCATCAGTTGGTCGTTAACAATGCTATGACATTCAACATACCGCTTAGGACGTTGCACTACCTTTAATTGAGGATATTGACCTACAAAGAAATTTAACCCGGCTTTGTCGCCTTCCCATTCGGTAAATTCACCCGTTTCTTCATCGAGAAGCATCGGAACGTTTTCCCAACCCAGCTTGTAATATTCATTATAAGATACGAAATCTTCGCCGTTTGGTTGCCGTTGATATGGAAGCCATGTAAACTTATCGTCCCTTGACCGCCCCTGCTTAGCAAGTAATTTTATATCTTTTTGTTGCCCCGGCAAAAGAGAACAGGCTTGGTTTACGGATAGATATTTTCTCTTAATTACGTTGGAACAATCACTAAAATCTAATTGTGTGAAATAGGGTGAAGTAATGAAGCCGTTATATGGAGTTCTTCCAAATTTAATATCCCCGTTTATTGGGTCGTCTCTATAATCTACCCAAATATCTAGTAAGTTAAACCCTGTTTTTAAGGCACCACCAAAAGCCTCGGAGATAAATTTATATCCGTCTCCATAATTAAGGGCATAAAGAAGCAGTTGAGTTCTTTGGTCGGAAGATAATTGATCGGAATTTTCAACAGGAATAACAACGGAGCTCAATCGATGCTTGCGCTGATAACCGCTAACCAGATTTATGTTTCTTCTAATAAAGTTAAAAACTAAGGCGTTTCTGCCCTCTTCGTATAACTTCTGCTTTTCCTGTTCATTCCACTGATCTCCCAAAAACTGCCTCAAATCATTAGCAGCTAATGGGTAAAAGGGATTCCAAGCATAGAAATTTTCTAAATACTGCTCATCGTATTCACGAACAATAGAATCATCGCTCATTATTTGTCCTCGCGTACTTCGACTCTACCTATTGCTAGGGCGGTTCAGAGTCTTTTAAATAAAAGGGACGGAAGTGCTAGCAACACAAAACGACGTGTCTTTCCTACAATGTAACGTTTTAGGTTACAGAGATTCCCTTTGGTTTTATTTTTTGAATTCCTGTCGTTCGTCTCCTGTAATCGGAGTTAGATCAAGATTATAGCCTGATTTATTTTCAATAAAATCTTCTACAACCTCTTCAGCAAGATTATCTGGAAATTTCGTTTGCCAATCATAGATGTGACTACATCCCGGCATTAAAACGGCTAATAAAAAAAGCAACCTATGCATGATTTCTTCCTTTGTTACCTTATTATAACATAAATTTGAATTATTTTCAATTATACTTTTTACAGTACATACGCTCTAGATTGTCTGCATCTTCGGCGGTAAATTCAGGTCTTAGATTAAGTTTAAAGAAATGCGTAAATAGTTGATACCTAATGCTATCCATGCAATTTTTGACAAGGAAACCTTCAGCAAAATATTCATGCTCATCTTCTACATGAAGGTTATATACTTTTTGCTTTTGCAGTATTTTTTCTTGCACAAGAGGTTGAACAGAATTTTCTGTCTTTAGCATTGAATTCTTTGAACTCTTTGTTACAAAATTGGCATTTAAATACTGTGAACTTTCTTTCGACTGGATTATTTTTCCAATATGATTTTCTTGCACAAGATCTTGAACAACATGTGCTTTTTGAGAATTTGTTGACGGTAAACTGTTTATCACAGAATATACATATTCTAAGTTCATCATCAAGGTGATTATTTCTTCGCCACTTAGATTTACATGAATTGCTACAAAATTCTTGGTGTTTTGTATTTCCTGTGAATTCTTTTGAGCATTGCTTGCATATTTTTGGATATTTAATTCCTCTATGCCATGGCAATGAATTTTTGACATGTTCTTTGTGCCATTCTCTTCCTTCTTCTGACCTATGCCATTCTTTTGTAAGAGATCTAATTCTATCCATGTTTTCTCTTCTAGCTTCTTTTTTATCTTCTGAAATATTGTTAGCATGTTCGGATAAATGTTTAGAAGCTGATATACATTCGAGATTACTAATGTCATTGTTGTTGGTATCGTTGTCTTTGTGGTGAATATGGCATTTTTTGGGAATTTCTCCATTATGGAATTTCCAAACGTCTCTATGAAGATATCCAAATCCTCTGAGAGCTGCTTCTTTGTGAGCTCTATAATATTTTCTGTCGCTATCATTTTTAGCTCTTGAATAACGTCTATATTTGATTCCATTAAACTCGATGATGTCTTCCAAGGGAATACCTCTAAATCAGTAATTAATATATCTGATTGTATCAGATCTTGGATCTCTTTCCAACCATTATTTAATGTATAAAAGCTATGGTCTGGTGTGCATGTTATTTTTTTGTTGTATAGAGTAAACTCGCTGCATTCTCTTTCATTTTCAAATATATCAATTACTTTTTTATAACCACTTCTTGTAAGGACTTTCTCTCCCTTATTAACTCGATAGATTCTTTTTATTCCTGACTCGACTGTAATCATAGTATTTTTATCAAAGCAATGGTCAAACTTTTTAACCGGCTTATCTTCGCCCCTTTCAGAGGCCTTTGAATCCCAAAGATAGTTAGAAAATTCTTTGATTGTTTCAACGCAATTAGAGCAAACTTTGAGAGTGCCATTCGTAAGAAGCTGCCCCACAAACCTTATGCCGGGCAATACATCATTTTCGGCATCCGTTACATTGTAGATGCCGTTTCTCTTTAGCTCTTGCTTAAAAGACGCAGCAGATGGATCAATGTAAATCCGCTTTACATTGTAACCTCTAATAAATTCGATCAGATCAAGTGAATAATCATAGTCGGACTTTTGTCTTAGCTCTTTTTTTGAGTCATAATAGTATTCTTTTTCTATCCACATATTTGGGTAACTACCCGAGTTATAGCCGATTAGAGTAAAAACACAAGGATTCGTAGTCCCATAATCGATACCTACAATATAGTAGTCGGCTTGAGCTAGGGGCATAGGTATAACATGAATTTCTTCATCAAAAAAATCATACACCGCACCGTCGGCAACAACCCATTCGCCTAAGATATAGCGTTTGTACCATAGGCCTTGATATTCTGCTGATAAATCGGCAATATACTTCTCGGAAAGAGTTGGATTATCTCTTATATTGTACGAAAAAACTTTTAGATCAAGCTCATGTTCTCTATCAATAAAGCCTGTTTTAAACCAATGATATGGTGAATCGGGGTTGGTGGAACAAAATAATTTCGCCCCCGGTATAGAAAGCCTCGACAAGAGCATTTTAAAGAAGTTCTCGGGCAACAAAGACACCTCATCGAGCAAAGCACCTGCAAATTCAGAGCCTCTAATTTTAGCCTCGGCTCTATCATCATTAGCACCAATGACATACATCGTTCGGCCATATAAACAAACCTCACCCTTTCCGATAAAATATTGAACCGCATTTCCTATTAAATCCTGTAAAGGGGAAATGATGTTTCTTTTAATGGTTTTGTCTGTTCTACCACAAATAACCAAAGGCTTTTGTTTGGGTGCATTTTTACAAAAATCAAGCCACCTAACAAGAGCTATAAAAGATTTGCCGGCTCTAACAGGCCCTTCAAATATGTTAATTCTAGCGGTAGAATCTTGATAGGATTCAATTTGCTTATTACTTAACTTCTCTAGCATTTTATCGTATCTTATCTAGCAGGTATGTAACCATACAAGACAGCCCATTCAAAAGTTTTAATAAATAGTCCTCGAATATCTCAGTGCTTTTAAAGGTTTCATAAACAGTTAGAATTAATATACAATTCCAAATAGTCTTAATCATTATTGTTCACTGCCGGTCACCTGTGCAAGCTCTACTCTTTTTCTGTCGGCATGAGACATCAGCATTTTGTAAAACGAATCAGTATTTCCGATAAATTTTGCTAAAATATTTATGATATCTAGCGGTGTCAATGCTTCTTCAGATTTCTGGGCTTCTTCCATTTTTTTCTTAATCTTGTTCGCTAACCATTGTTTGTGTATTTTTTCACCCCACTTTTTAGCTTCCTCAATAGTATCGAATGTAGACCCATAAGCTTTTCCACCTCGTGTTACTACTTGCCTATATTTAACGGTTCCGTCATTTAGTGTTATTATTTTAGTACTTCCCATCTTCATAATTGTTCTCCTTTATTGTTGTTTTCCTTTTGTTAATATCTCAAAAGCCGTCTTTACTTATACAAACTCAAAACCACCAACCCATAAATAATTATAAACATATAGATCGATGCAAATAATATTCTTTCTTTAATCATAAAATAGATAAATGGCGCAAAAACAATACCCATTAATAGAGTCATTGCCACTAAACATACAAGACCGGTTAACAGTGCATCTGCCATGAATTGTCCTTTATTTCTTGCGGTATTTCAGAATCTAATGCGAACATTCCATAAATAACTTCATTTTTTGAACATTCTCTAAATAAATATTTAACCAATTCTTCTAATTGACGTTGCATATCTTCTTTCATTAATACTCCCTATCCTCTTCAAGGTGCCTTTGATCTGTCCAATCCCAATCGCTTGTATGGCACAGATTGCCCTCTTCATTGCAAAAGTCACACGTTCCATAATGCCATGTTGCTGAATGATAAGTTGGTGCTGTTGCATTTAGTTTAAATGCACAATATCTACATATATAGCCGGGTTGCATCCCTTCTTCGCCCTCTACCAGTCCAAACTCTGTATATAAAGAATAAAAAGGGTCGTCTTCTTCAGCCATCGAAGCCCATAGATTTTTATATAGATTGAGACCATTACGGTGATCGTTTACAATTACCGTTAATATCCATTCAAGAGCATCAATTAAAGGGCGTTTGTTATTAAGATACATAGTAATAATGGTGGCTAATTCACATTGTATTTCTTCGGAGATGCAAATTTCATCAATTGTTAGTTTTGTCTTGTCACATTCACATTCTAAGCAATGCTCGCCACATTTTTCACATTCGCCGCTCATCCAATATATCCCCTCAATTCAAAACTAAAATAGAAAGCCACAGCAAACATAACTGTTGTAACTACAAGAGCGATAAAGGCTTTATTCTCATTGTCTTCTAATGCCATCCCCATTCCTATAATGTTTAAAAATAGAAAAATGCCTAATATGCACTGAATATATATTAATTTACCCACCATCGTTTACCTCTGTTGTTTCATTTACTTCTTT